GAGATCATCCCGCCGACACTATCGATGGCCTCACTGGTGTCGCGCAGATCCCGATGCGAGACGATGATGCCCCACACCTGGTCCACCACCTGGAGCCGGCCGTGGTGGGCGATCTCATCGCGCATCCGGTCGCCCATGTAGAGCACATGCACAGCCGGCAGGCGCTCCTCGGCCAGACGCACCCCCACCAGGTCTCGGGCCGACAGCACCGACAGCGTCGGCCACTGTTCGGTCAGGGGCCGCAAGCGCTCGCGGATCAGCCCGCCCAGGGCCAGGTAGTTGTCCATCCCCTACATGCCCTTGAGGCTGTCCATGGTGCTGCTGCGGTCCGCGACGGTCATGCGGACAGCGGGCGCGGCGGGCGCCGGTACTGCCACGCCGAGGGTGAGGGTCCCGTCGCGCAGCCCGGCCAGGGTCTGGTGGGCCGCCTTGGCACGGCGCACGATCCCGGCATAGGGGCCCTCGGGCACCGCGGCCCGTGCCCCCAGCAGGTCGTCCAGGGCCAGTGCCACCGCACAGCCGCGCACCAGGCCCGGGACCGGACTCAAGCCCGCAGGCCAGCGCACCGCCAGATAGCTCTCCACCAGCTCGCCGGCCACGGTGCACGCCTGGGTCAGGCGGGCCACGGCGGCCTGGGCGGACTCCACCTCTGTCGATAGCCAGGCGGTGTCGTCCTGCCAGCCCTCCGTGTCCGCGACCGCCACCCGGAGCAGCGGCCCTGGGACGGGCGGCTGATCCGAAGGGGCGGCCAGATCTGCCAGCCGCGCGATGTCGGTCTCGGCGGCCAGCAGGTCGGCAGGGGTGCACCAAGTGGTCATTGGCGGGCGGTTAGGGCGCGGTTAGCGGGGCGTTGACAGGCCCTTAAGCGACCGCGTCCTCGAAGAAGTAGCCGAGGTTGTTGGCGCAGACCAGCTCCAGGCGGGTCTCCGCCACGCGGATCTCCTGGCCGCCGTAGGCGCCGATGTCCTTGTCGTAGGCGCTGAAGGTATCGCGGTCCACGGCCACCGCCGTCATACCGAAGGTGGCGACATTCATCTCCACCTCGGCGAGGGGGTCGATGTAGAGCAGGGCGGCGTGCTTGCCCCACGCCTTGCTCAAGGTGACCGTCTGCCCCTTCTTGGCCGTATTGACCATGGACTGGCCGACGTGGATGTTCTCCGCCGGGATGCCGATGAGGTCCGCCAGGTAGGCCAGGGGCGCGGCGCCGCCGTCGGCCCCGTTGTAACCCTTGAGGATCTTCGGGTGGGTACGCAGCCGGGTGGCGACCGAGGCGCCCAGAACCAGGTGGTTGTACCCCATGATGCCGGCGTCCATCGCATTGAGGATGGCCAGGACCGGATCGGAGTCCGCATGCGACCACTGCGCCGTGCTGGTCAACTGGGTCTTGAAGCCGGTGGCGTAGGTCCCGGCGGCGAACACCAGGCCGGCCGCGGTGACCTCATAGCGGCGGTCGATGGCGTCGGTCAGGTGCATGGTGTAGCTGTCCACCACGTCCACACCCTCCGGGGCGCGGTCGATCTCGCGCTGCGGCACGCGGGCCTTGAGGCCATGGTCGATGGCGACGGCCGCGGTCAGGGTGCCGTGCATCTCCAGCTCGGCCGGCATACCGCGCGGGCCGACCTTGGTATCGGGCACCTGGTAGGACTCGCCCAGGTCGAACTCGTAGTACGAGAAGTTCTCGCTGGCGACGCGCTTGCGCGGCAGGACCTGCGCGGCGATGTGGCGCGGGTTGCGGTAACTGATGGCGATGGCAGTACGTGCCGGGTCGCGGATCATCTCATTGGCCATGGTCTGGGCTCCTATCTATAGAGTGGGTTGGGTAGATCCGCGCCGGGCGCCGGTCAGATCTGCGCCGGGTTGATGCAAACCAAGCCGATGTCTGAGGCGACCCCGGAGACCTCGGCGCGGCCGATGATGTTGACCGCCCGCTGGAAGAGGACGTTGAGCTTATTGCTCGTGGTCGCCGTGCCGCCGGTGTTGTTGATGGTGTCGGCCGCGGTGATGGTGAACTCACTGGTCAAGTCCGTGACCTTGCCCGAAGTCGCATCCTCGTTGAGCACCGCCACCAACCGGTCGGCGGTGGTGATGCCGGTCACCGTGATATCACCAGCAGCGCCGCCGGTGGCCAGGAAGTGCACCAGACTCTTGGCGGTGGCCGCGATAGCCTTGCCGTCCGAGTTTGCCGTCAGGGGCTGGCCGCGGGTCACGTTGCCGCCATACTCCACCTCGACAATGCCGGCCCGATGGATGTCCAGACGGTCGCCATCGGCGGCGGCGCCGTAGGAGCTGGCCACGCCGATCAGCAGGTCGGTGGAGGCGGCGGCCTGGAGGACCTCATAGTCCGCGGCGCCGTGCTTGACGATCCGATAGGCGCCGATGGCGCCGCCGGCCTCGTGGGTCTTGGTCAGGGTGGGGTTCATGGCAGGGCTCCTTGGTCGGTTGTCAGGTGTCAGGTGTCAGGTGTCAGGATCAGGCGCCGGCCAGGACGCGGCGCACCGCCTGGGCCGAGGTCAGTTCGGGATGCGCACGCATCAGCTCCGCGGCGTGGGCGGCGAGGCCCTGGGCGTCGCTGGCATCGGGTGCGATGCTGCCCTCGCCGGGCTCGCCCGCGCCGTCGAGGGGTACCGCCTGGGCCGAGGCCACATAGGCGGCGAACTCCTGCGGGGCGCGGCGGGCGTAGGAAGTAGCCCAGTCGGCCTGGGCCGGGGTGATCTTGCGCGCCCGCAAGGCCGCGGCCACCTGATCACAGGCCGCGCGGTCCAGGGCCTGGGCCTCAAGCTCCAGCACCCGGGCCTCGGCGGCGGCGGCCCGCTGTTCGGCCGTCGTCCGGCCGGCCCGCTCGTCGCTGGCCAAGGCCCGGTCCTGCGTGGCGCTTTGCTCCAGGATCTGCCAGCCCGCGGCCAGCGAAGAGGCGATGTCCGGCAGTGCCATGTCCGGGGAGATGCCAGGCACCAGGGCGCGCATCGTCTCGACAGCGGCGTCAGCCCCTTGCAGCCGGTCGATCCGCCGCTGAAGGTGATCCACCAATTCCTGCTCGGTGGCGGTCACAGGCAGGTTCAACATGTAGCGCAGGCGCTCAGCAAGATCGTCCATCGGGGACTCCTGATGCAGGGCGCGGGACAGGGCCCGCAGGTGGAGGTTGGGGTGATTGGTCAGCCCGGCGCCGGCCAGGGCCTGGATGGCGCCGGTCTTGGTGTCGAAGTAGAAGACTGGGGACAGGTAGCGGTATTCCCGGGCGGCGATGAAGGCGGCGGCCCGCTGGGTCCATTCCACCTGCCCCCAGACCCCATCCTCACGCGCCTCGATGGCGACGATCCAGCCGGCCCCGGGGGTCGGCTCGGTCTTGGCCTGGGCGTCCTCGGACTGGTGCTCGTAGTCCACCGGCAGCGGCATGCCGTGGGCCTCGAAGGCGGCGACCAAAGCGGCGGCATCGGCGACATGGTAGGGCCCGCGCCCGTCGCGCCCGCCGAACTCGCCGGGGGGCAGGAGCTGCACCCATTGAGTCGCCTCCGTGGTGGCGGCGCCCGTGCGAGCGGCGCCCTCGCCGCGATAAGACCCAAGGATGGGCGAATGTCCCGCAGGCCGGGAGCCGAGAGGGACTTGGGCGCACAGGTCGCAGCCCACCCACGCGGGGGTGCGGGTGGCGGCGGTGTCAGTGGTGGGGGTCACGAGGCCCATGGGCCGGCATGGTGCCGGCCGACGGGGTCTCTGTGGCGGGGGAATTATTTCCCCCTGAGGCCCGGGGGCGGGATGGGGTGTTAACCCCCGTTAAAACCGCGTTAATTCCTTCTGGCGGGGTTCCGGCCTGGCAAGGGGGGCGGGTCGGGCGGCAGGGGCCTTCCCGGGCCTCCCAGGCGCCCGGGCGGATCGCCCGGGGATGTCAGGGGCGGGGCTCCCCTGCTCCGAGGAAGGTGCTCAGGATGTCCAGCACCCGCTCGGTGTCCGCAGCCGACAGGGTCGGCCCATCCGGGTCCGCCGTCAAGAGCCCGCGCCGGGGCATCTTGACGGTTCCCCACTCATGATAAGCGGCATAGGGTACGCCGAAGCCCACCTCCACGCTGTCCTTGGTGGCGCGGTGGTTGAGGCTGTCGAGCATGTCCCCGTAGCGGTCGAGGATGGTCCCGTTGCCGTCGTCCGGGTAGGACCGCTGCGTGGCTGAGGCCCAGGGCGCCCAGGCGCGGCCAGCCGGATCGGTCTTCGACTCGAAGCGGCCGGACACCGCCGCCTCCAGCTCCATGCCGATGCCGGCCATCGCCGGCTTGAGGTTCTTCAGTTTGGCTTGGAGGCGGGAGAGGTAGGCAAGCACCTGCTGGTCTTGGACGGCGATGGTGATCATCGGGCTATTCCAGTGCTATGCTTCGCTCAGGCGCAGGTAATGCGTTAAACCTCCCGGACGCCGGCCTTGTCGCCGCAATAAGGGGGATCATGGGGAGTCCCCTTCCTGCGCCTGCCCCCCGTCCCACTCGTCTTTCAGTACCCGCCCCCGCTTGCGCAATGCCTTGACCTCCTCGGGTCCAAAGGCATGGCGGAAGGACTTCAGATAGACCTCCTTGCGGTCCTTGCTGACATGCAGCACGGCCATATAGACCTTGCGGCCTTGGGGCAAAAAGGCATACCGCACCGCCCCCAACTCCACGATCAGCTTGGCCGCGTCCAGCGTCGCCTGTACCTGGAGATAGTCCTCCGGCCCGAAGTCCTGCCCAGAGCGGCTGACCATCTGCTTGATCGCGTCGTAGGCACTGAACTGCACCAGGCCGGAGTCCACCTCCAACAGGGCCTTGGCCGTGTCGTCCAACACCGCCACCGGCCAGGCCGACTTGTCGTCCAGGCGCTGGCGCAGCCGCTTGAGGGTGGCATCCTTGTCCAGCTCGGCATACTCCGGCTGGGCCAGCTCGGCCGTCACCTGGCCTTGCAGCCGATCATGCCAGCGGGTGAACACCCCCTCCTTGAACACCTCCGCCAGGGTAGCGCTGGCCGCGACCGGCGCCACCCCGCTTTGCAGTGCCCCGGCCAGCTTCTGCTTGAGCAGGACCGCCGCTCGGCCGGCGGCCTCCCCCACGTTGTAGGCAAACCCAGGATCGATCCCGTTGGGGACCTGCTCCACCTCGCCGGTGAGCTTGTTGAGCCAGCCCACCGGCTCCGAGTCCGGGGCCACGGTCTTGAGGGCGTCGCCCTTGGGGCTGAGACCCTTGTCGTAGTCGCGCTGGCTCATGGCCATGGCGCGGCAGCGGCAGCCCCAGCCGTTGGGCGGGTAATGGGTCTGCCACCAGGGGTCGTCTACCGGCAGGGTCAGGTTGTGCCAGGCGGCATGGGAGACGCGGACCCGGGCGTCGTCCTTGGTGATATAGCGCAGGTAAGGGTGGGTGCCCTTAGCCTCCTGGATGCGCTCCCAGCGCCCGGCGCTGTGGGCCATGCGGGTGTTGGTGTCATAGATCAGCTTGACGCGGCGCGGGTCGAAGCGGGTCTCCAGCACCTCGCCGGTGCTGGGGTCCGTGACCTCGATGTTGCCCCACCAACCGGCTTTTTGTAGCAGTTGGGTGATATTGCGGGCGAAGTCGCGCCGCGACAGATCGCCGCCAACGGACTGGGTAATGCCCTCCTGGACCGCCTTGAGCAGGTCCAGGCGGGTCAGACGCGAGACGGTGAACTGCTGGGCATGCTCGTCCTGCCACAGGGCCCGCCAGTCGTAAGTGACGGTCAGGGCGTCGCGGCCGGCCAGGTACTGCGCCGCGCCCTCGGGGGTGAGGGCGAAGAGGCGGGCGAACTCGGCGGGGGTCAGTCCGTCGGGAATGCCGGAGGGGGCGGCGCCTGGGCCAGTGGCGATGGGCATGGGTGCGGGGTCGGGCTAAAGCCCGACCTCCCCCTCTGGTTTGATGCCGGCCACCCCCGCCAGGCGGGCGACATAGGCGGCGTGGGTAAGGCGCTCGGTCAGGGGGCCCGGGTCCATCTTGGCCAGGATGCCAGGCAGGAGGGCGATGGCATCGGCGGCCGTCGCCTCCGGGCCCAGATCGGCCATGGCCTGTCGCAACGGCTCCACCAGGGGTGAAAGGTCAAGCTCCCAGTCGGTCAGGGCTTGGTCCACCAGGATGTCGATTCCGTCTGGGGGAGCTGGCGTCTCGCCCGAGGTATGGGCGGCGCGGGCGGACTGCCCGACACCGGGCACGGGTGGCGCCGCACCAGTCGCGCCGGGTGCGGCGCTGTCACTGGGAGCAGCGGCCCCCAACAGCGCCTCATCCTTCCCCGCCTCCGGAATCCCCCACTTGCCCGCGGCCCAGCGGGCAGGGACCGGCAGGCCGACGGGGACCAGCTTGGCAATGGCATCCGCCAGAGCCGTAAGGTCCTCTGGCTCTTCCACCGGCAGCTCGATGCGCGGATAGACCGCCTGAGGACCCCAGTTCAGTTCGACCCAGGGGCGAACCACCTGGTGGTTGAGGGTGCGCTCCATGGCCCTGGCATCGGCGGCCAGCAGATCGAGGCGCACCTCGTTGTGCACCTGCGCCTGGCTCAAGGACGCGCCGTCGTCCGCGGTCATGGTCTGGCCCAGCACGGCCTTGCTGACCTGACTGTCGAGATACCGACACAGGCGCTCCTGGAGGTCGGTGCCGGCCGCGGCCTTGGCCTCGATCAGCTCGAGCCGCATGCTGTCGCTGATCACGGCCGAGGCGTCCACGCCGATGGAGCGCACCGCCTGATAGAGCAGGTCGATGTCGGCCTCGTTGGTCCCGGGCGGGTAGCGGCCGATGCGTACCGGCATGCCGAAGACCTCAGCGGCGATGACCCAGCGCTTGAGCGCCAGGGCCTTGAACAGGTAGCTCCAGGCGGCGGCCCGGGCCAGGCCGGCGCGGATCGGCAGCCCTGCCTTGGGCGCCGGCACGTGGGTCACATAGGCGTAAGGGGTCAGCTCGGCGCCGTCGGTCGAGCCGTCGCGCAGGCGCAGCGTCTGCCCATCGACCCGACTGAACTGAAACCAGGACTGTGGCCGGATCTTCACCGACTGCGGGCGCCACTCGGATCCGGAGGTATCCCACAGCAGCTCCGCCACCGCGTAGCCCTTGGCAATGGCGTCGGACAAGTGCAGCAGGTCGCCGAACCAGTCGGCCTGAATCATCTCCTCCAGGCGCTGGGTCATGATGCGCGGGGCGCCGCGCTCGCCGGCCGGGACCACGCGCACGTCCAGCCCTTCCAGGGCCAGGCGGCGGGTCTGCACGACGGACCGATAGTGCAGGTCCGCCTCCTCCATGCGCTCGGCCAGTTCGAGGTAATCGCGGGTGTTGTAGTTGATGGCCGCCTTGAGCAGGCCGGTCAGACGCTCCGGGGTCAGCCCGTCGAGGCTGGCCATGGGCAGCACCGGCCGCTGCTGGCTGGCGACGGCCTTCTCGGTGGACAGTAGCCGGGCCAGCCCGGCGCGGGCGGCGTGCCAGGTGCGGATCAGCATGACGGGGTCTCCTGTGGGTTGGCGGCCAGGTGCGCCTCGCACAGGGCCTTGGCCTCGGCGGCGGTCCGGCGAATGCCCAGCAACTTGGCTGGGCGTGAGGTCTCGCGGGGTTGCTCCAGCAGGTCCAGCCCGCACCAGGCGGAATAGCGGTCCGCCAGCTCGCCGGTGTCGAATTCCAGCACGGTGGCGCGCGAAACGGCATAGGGCCCGCAGGCGACGCTGTAGTTGCTGGTGCGGTGCCAGTCCATCAGTCCCCCGCACCTTCCACGAAGTACCGCCGCTGCGCATGCTCGGCTTGTTTGCCTGGGTTGAAGGCAGAGACCGGCCGGTGGTAGCCCATGACGCGCGTCCAGATCTCGCAGCGGGTGCGCTCGGCCGGGTCAAGGGACAGGGCAGCTACTGCGTCCGCTTCATAGGCGGCACAGCCCTGGCAATCGTTTGGATAGTGGCGGCCGGCGCGGCAGCCGCGGGGGGCCGCCTGATCGTAATGGATACAAGGGTGCTCGTTCATGGTGCCCCATCAAACAAGGCCCGCTCGGCCGCCCGGCGCTTGACCAATCCAGGCAGCACGCGCCGGGGCCGCCCTGCCTTGGTCCAGCGCCCAAACTGGGCACTTGCCGCGCGTAGGTCGTTCGCCTGGACCAGGCGCCATAGGGTGGAACCGCGCAGCGCATTCCAACCGAGGTTGAAGGCGAAGGAGACCAGGGCGCCGTACTGGCCGTCGGTCAGGTCCGGCTTGGCGGCCTCCCAGATCCGGTTGCCAAACAACTGGGCGTCCGCGAGCAGCAGGGCCTCAGCGGTCGCGCGGTCGATCTCCATCCCGGCGCGGATCTTGGCCCCGTTCACCGGCCCGGTGTGGCCGTAGCCGATGGTCCAGATGCCGACCGGGTCCCGGTAGGCGTGCAGGCGCAGACCCTCATACGCGCGGATTAGCGTCAGGGCGGACTCTGGTACCGGACGCAGTTCGCGCATCAGTAGATCCCCCGGCCGGACAGCCCGGCGCTGCCCTCGTTGGCGACGCGGCGGAAATTCCACTTCTGCGCGCGGCTGGTGGCCAGCACCCACAGCATGTAGAGGCAGGTCAGGGCCTCGTAGTGATGACTCGGCTGGGCATCGGGCCAGGTCTGCAACTCGCTGGCGAGCTGGGCGCAGGAGGGGTGCAGGCGGATGCGCGGGTTGATCGGGTCGGTGATGTAGGGCTCCAGGGACTCGATGCGCACCTGGGGGCTATCGACCGCCGTGACCCCGATCAGGGGCAGGGGCGTGCCCTGGGCCAGGCCATACTCGACGCTGGTCCGGCGCATGTCCTCATAGGCGTTGTTGTTCTCGAAGGCGATGGCTGCGGCCCGGTACTCGCGCTGGCCTCGCACCAGGTCGGCGCGCAGCTTGCTGGGCGCGCGCCGGCGCACGTCATCGCGGCGCACATGCAGCACCTGGGTCGCCGGGTCCCAGCCGGCCCAGAGGATGCCGGAGGGGTCGCGGCTGCCCATGGACGGATCCACGGCCCCGTACCAGATCCAATGGGGACCGGGCTCGGTGGCCCAATGGGACCAGGACCCGAAGATCCGCTCGTCCGTCGCCCCCTCGCCCTGCATCTCGGTCGAGAAGGCACGGGGGGCGCGCACCCGCATGCGCATCAGGGTGTAGAGGTCGCGCACGCCGGGCCAGGAGACCTTGGCGCCCTGGTCCATCAGCTTCTGGTGGCGCCGGTAGAAGCGGGCGGAGGGAAGGTCGGCGGTGTCGAGCTTGGCGCCGCGCTCGGCCGCCGCCTCCTCGGCCGGGCGGTCGGCGTCGCGCATCAGTTCCTCGCACTGCCCCCAGAGGTCCAGCCGCTCGGGCAGGGCCTCCAGGGCGCGGAAGTGGTGCACCAGGTGGCCCGGGGTGCGCTTGGCCCGGCTGATGGGGTCGTCCGGGTTGAGCACGGTGCCGACGCCGATGGACTTCAGGCTCCCATCCGGCGGGCCCAGATACTCCAATGCACGAGTCACCCAAGTCCAGCGGGCCTCGCGTTCGGCCGCGCTCTTGGCCTCACTGTCGGTGATCAGGTCATCGGGCAGGATCAGCTTGGGGCGGCTCGCCCCGTGGAAGGTCCCGCGGATGGCCATCTCGGCGCCGTAGGGCTCCACCTTGACGCCGGTGCGGGTGACGATCTCGCCGACGCGCCAGTTCGGCGACCGGCCGGAGACCTCGGGCCAGTCAAGGGCCAGGGTGGGGTTGCTCTCCAACTCGGTGCGGATCACGGCCAAGGTCTTCTGCGGCAGGCGCAACTCGGCGCCGGCCAGGATCACGTAATCGATCGGAGCCGGGGCGTCTCGCCCCGCTCCCCAACCGACCTCGGCGCGGATCTCTGGGCGCTGCAACAGGATCTGGATGGCGCACCAGATGGGCAGCAGCTTGGGGCCCAGGGTCGATTTTGCCTCGCCGCGGGGGGCGATCCACCACTCCACGGCCCCGCCCGGCGCACTTAGGATCAGGGGTGCGCGGCGGCTGAAGTGCTTCTGGAAGGCGGAAGGCTCGCCCCAGACGTGGTGCGGGAAGTAGGTCGTCGCCCACCACCAGTAGTCCTGCTCCACCAGCACGCGGCGGCGGCGTGCAGCCCGTGCCTCGGGCGAGGGGTCCAGGCGCAGGCGCCGGGCCTCGATGTCGCGCTTGAGGCGCTCGCGCTCGAAGGCCAGCTCGCGCAGGAAGTCGCGTGGGGTCAGTTTCATTGGGTGCGGCTTTCCCGACAGGCGGCCAGAAACGCCTCCACGAAGGCGCTATGAGCCCCCGGATGCCGCACAGGGCAGAGCTTGGCGCGTCCGGCGGCGGCATAGGCGTTGCGGTAGACCAGCACGCCGTCGGGCGGGCATGGGTTGTCGGCGAACGCCTTGCGTCCGGCGGCCTTGGCTTGGGCTGCTGTCATTGGGCTCGGCATGGCGCGGGGGGTCGGTTTCATCCGGTCGCCTCTACTGCCAGGGCCCGCCCGACGATCAGCGGACAGACGGCATGGGCGGCGACACAGGCGGCCAGGACGGCGGCGACCACCAGCCAACACAGCCGCCGGTTCATGCCGGCCACCGTTCGTAATCGGCCTGGCACGCCACGCAGCGCACCGCCTGGGGTAGGGCCAGCACGCGGGCTGGGGCAATGGGCTCACCGCAGCCTAGGCACAGGCGCCGGCCGTCGGGCCCGAGCAGAGGGGCCTCGGCGCTGTGGCCGCGGGCCTCCTGGGCCGCCAGGGCCTGGTTCAGACGGCGGTCGATTTCAATTTGGGCGCGGTCGGCGTCATCCACGGCTCAGGGTCTCCGCCAGGCTGGCGCCGAAGGCGTCCAGCAGATCGGCAAAGGTCTCCAGGGCGTCCGGGCGCTCCGCGGCGATGTACTTGGCCAGCTCGCGGATGGTCTCCATGGCCACGCTCAGGCGGCTGATGGGGGTGGAGACCTTGCTCGCTGCGGACATCATCTTGGTGTAGCTGTCGGACAGGCGCGCCAGGATCTCCGCCCGCTCGATGGGACCGATGTCCGGGGCCTCCTTGAGGTGCTGCAAGGTGGCCTGGAACTGCAAGACGAACTGCTCCAGCACCAGGCTCGCCACCGCAAGCTGACCCTCGCGCGACAGGCTCGCGGCGGAGCGGGCGGCGTCCCAGTCGTCTCCGCTCTGGCGGGCGGAGCGCATCCAGGAGCGGGCCGTCCCCTCCGGCACCCCGCCGGCCGCCGCGGCATCGCCCAGGGGCAAACGCTGGTAGATGTAGGCGGCCCGCACGGCGGCACGGACCTCGGGGGCATAGGCCATGGCGCGATCAGCTCAGGCCGATCTTGCGCTTGATGGTCTCGGCGAGCAGGGAGACCCCGACCGCCGCGGCCACGCCCCACAAAGCGCCGTGGCGGGCCACGGCTACGGCGGTAGCGCTCTGGTTGCCGCGCACGGCGGAGACATCCTCGTGCATGTCGTCCAGACGTTCGCAGATGGCATCGAGGCGCCCCTCGATGCGGCCCAGGGTGCGCTGGAGATCCGGGTCATCCATCTCAGCCCGCCTTCCGAGCCCAGAGCCCGGACAGGGTGGTGCTGGCGGTGCTGCGACCGTACAGGGCAAGCGACCAGCCCAGCACGCCGATCAGCGTCGAGACGATCTGTTCCGCATCGCCAGGCGCCAGGTCGATCCCGACGCGCGGCGCGGCCCAGTCCAAGGCCAGGAT